GTCGCCTTGTGCTGTGGAATATTCTCCCCCAGGTGCAAAACCGCGATAAGGAGGAAAAGCCCTTCTTATTACACGAGTTAAATATACGGTGTTAGCCGATGGTAACCGTGTAGTAGTAAAATATGCCCTATTATATCGCTTTAATAGTGCACGGAATGATGTTATGGTTTCCCCAAAAAACACATGATCATAAGCCGTGGCGTTATCTTGCCTGGCTAACATCAAATGATCAGTCTCTTGATTCATAGGTTTACTAGGTTCATCTGTCGTATCCTGATCCGTAGCTTGCATCTCATCCTCGCCCTGGGGGGCGATGAGACTAGGTGCATTAAAATACGAATAATCATCAATACGAAAGTTGGGATTAGCAACACATAAATCTTCCCCAGCTGAAATAAAAACATTAATAGCAACGTCATTATTAATTGTGGAATTGGGAATGGTAAGTTCGTTCACCACATATACGCGCAAAACACCGTTAGCGCGCCGTAGTGGTGGGGATGATGGAGTCGTTGGACCGTTTTCAAATGGTGGATCGAAAAGATCGCCCAATCTACCCGGACCTGAAACTTGAGCCCACGGATGAGCATTACCCCATCCAATGTCTACCGTAAAGTCTTTATCCTCGGCTATATCCACAATATACGTGTAATTAGTATTATACTCATTAGACGCAAATGCATATGGATCATAGACGATTTTAAGTCTTCCCTTATGGTAGGCAGATGACACAATCTGAAAACGATACCGCATGGTACCTCGCCAATTCTCGAAAGGTAAAGTGGCGAAAGCACATGCTGGTAAATGTATTTCCGGTAATGCCAAAGTAGAATTAGCATCCCACACTTGTGGTGTCACCTCGATCTGAAATAATGCATCTTCAGCTGCATTAGCTACAGTCCAAGGAAACTGTGTGATATACGATTCTCTTGCGGCTATACTTTTGATTGTCATCTCATCAGTCCCTGCCAACCCTGTAGTGCGTGAATCCACGGTTAACTCCTGCTTAGCATCAGTAGTCAACTTAGTAGTAGAATCAGGCATGTTGGTGTTGGCAACGTTACCAAATGCTGTAGGACGATATGGTACAATACTGTCCAGTATGGCTGGACGTGAAAATCCAAAATTTGTCGCTACAGCGGACGTGGCAGATGCAGCTATCTCGGTAGCCCGTGCATATGGCCCTATAATAGGCGCATCACGCAAGGCACCGGCAGCTTTAGCTACCACAGAAGCGGGCCTACTTATTGGCCCAGTTCCATACTCGTCTTGTGCCTGTGGTACAATAGTACCCGGCTCAACACTTGTAGGTACGGCTAAAGATACATCTTCAGCCCAAGCAAATACAGAAATGGTCACAGAATCATTAGCTCCATTTGCATGTTTAAGACCTTGTATTGTTTGAATAAATACTTCACCCATAGCTGACCATTCCGCACGCGGAATGTTCAAGGCATTTTCTTGCCAGAAAAATGGCAAAATCATGTCCCCTCCTTGGGACAAAGTAGGATCCAAATATACATGCGGGCGTTGGGACGCCGCAATTAAATCTTGGGGGAAAAAGGACCGCGTAGTGGCAAAATCATCATCGTCGGGTAACGGTAAATAGGACGCTATAGCGCGTCCGTAATGAAACCCATTGCCGTTAATAACAAATTTAAGATGAAGTTTCGCACGTAGCAAATTATAATTCGAAATCCTATTAAGCACGCGGGGGTTATTAAAATAATCAGACCACGGCCTAAAATTCTCGAATAAAGTGGTTCCTGTTCCCCAGGAATATGATTGTATCTTAACTGGTCTTGAAAAGAAATTACCAAGATCAGCGTCGTTACTATCACAAATCCCAAAAGTATAATCTGGATTACTATCCACTCTATACTCCCAGGTTGAGGTGGCATCTTTAAAAGCTACCATCTCTGATTGAGTTCTTTGATTAGTTTTATTTATTGTTACATTAAATTTACTTTCACTAAGCTACTACAAATACAACCGTACTACTCTCCGCTCAAAGAATAGCCGGCGACATACATTGGTGTGTTGGCTAAACACCCCCGTAAATACGGGTACTCATTACGAGTGCCTATGTCACACAAAGCCTATAAATGATCCTACAGTATGTACAATCGGACCATTCATGGTAACCAGTGTGTGACTGGTGATTTATAAAGCATCACGCTTCCTGTCACCAACAGGTGGGAATGTTTAACGTGTTTCCCGGAACACGGTGCCAAAACTAAGTCTGACCGAAATAAGTTAATCTAAACTTAGCGACGCGATCGTCATAATCTAAGTCCAAACCATGTACCATTTCAGTCAAACCATGCCTTTCAGCAACTTCCTTCATTTGCGCACGACGATCTTCGTACTTCTCACGTCCATACAAAAACCATTCAGTGAGTGCTGAACCAATACAACTACTGGCAACAGTCTCTGGTGTTTCTGTCTTAGACTTAAGATTACTATGAAGGGATTTGAAGATAGACTGTTCATCGAGGATACCCATATAAAGGTTTAATTCCTCGTCATACCTCGGTCTTCTCTTCAGGAAATCCAGCTCATCACAGTCCAAATAGTCAACTACGGCTGACGTTTTATCCGGTGGTGTCACAACCATATCAAATTGTTCACACCATTGAACGAAATCAACGTTATTGTAATCAACTACTTTAGATATACTGCCACCATAATCGT